GCAGCTGCCCGGCCAGTACATCCCCGTGTTTCGCGTCGAAAACCGCGCGACGATGATCGACGACAAGGTGCTGCGCTCCGGCATGGTCGAGCCCATGATCGATGCGGCGCGCATGGTGAACTACGGCGAAGTCGCGAAGATCAAGCGCCTGGGCCTCACGCCCAAAGCGCCCTGGGTCGGACCCGAGGGCTCGTTCGAAGGGCACGACGAGTGGGACGACGCGAACAAGAAGCCGTACTCCAAACTCGAATACAAGCCGATCGTGATCGAGACGAGCGCAGGCCCGATGCTCGCTCCCGCTCCGCAGCGCCAGATGCCTGCGCAGATCGAGCAGGGATTTTCCGAATTCGTGCAGGGCATGCGCTCTAACCTCATGGCCGTCGCGGGGATGCCCAACGAACCCGGGCAGGACCAGATGGGCATCGTCGTGAGCGGCAAGGCGATCGACCGGCGGCAGTGGCTCTCCGACCAGGCGCATTTTCACGTCTACGACAATCTCACGCTTGCAATCGCGCAGTGCTGGCGCGTCATCGTCGAGCTCGCGCCCTTCGTGTATGTGGAAAAAGGACGCATGCAGCGCGTGATCGGCGAAGATAGCGTGCCGCAGATCGTGCAGCTCAATTCCACATCGAGCGAGCAAAACGAGACCGGCGAGGCGATCACGCGCGCGAAGAACGATCTCTCGGTCGGGCGCTACGACGTCGTGATGGACACGGGCCCGGGCTACGAGACGAAGCGCGAAGAGGGAGCACAGAACCTCATCGACATGGTGAAGATCCCCGCGCTCGCAGAGTTGGTTGCGAAGATCGCGCCCGACCTCCTATTTCGCGCGATCGATCACCCGTACATGCAAGAGCTCGCCGATCGCCTCTCTGCGAGCACGCCAGATGGGCTCAAGAAGGTCATGGGCGAGCTCTCCTCGCGTGCGCGCTCGCTCGTGCAGTCGCTCGCGAACGAGAACGCGCAGCTCAAGCAGCAGATCCAGACGCTGCAACAGGATCTCAAGGGCGGCATCACGAAAGCGCACCTGGCCGCAGCGACGAAAGCGCACGATACGAACGTGATGGCGGGCGTGAAGTTGCACGACACCGAAGTGCGCTCGGACACGCAAAAGCAAGTCGCCGAGATCACCGCAGGGGGCAAGATCATCGACTCGCGCGCGCAGCGCGGCCACGAGACCGATCAGCTCGCGCGCCAGTTGGAGCACGGCGCGGCGATGGCGCTCTCCGACCAGGAATTCCAGCGCCAGGAAAAGGCGGCAGATCGCCTCATCGCGCAGCCGCCGCAACAGCAACCCAGCAACGGATCGGGGGCATAAATGGGCGCACCGAGCGTCAGCACCTTGGCGAATGGCGTCGCCTACATCGAGGGCGTCGCTGGCCCATCGTGGGCGCGCTTCATCTAGGAGAGGACGACATGGCAATGGTAGTGGTGGACGGAACAGCGGAATCGATCGTCAAGGACGCAACCGGCGAGGGCATTGCTACGGCAAGCGCTGCGCCCGATGCGCCCTCGAAGCCCGAGGCAAAACCGGAAGCGAAGGCCGATGCGAGCACGACCGACCCCGATGACGTAGAGGATGCCGAGGGGCTCACGCCCCGCGAGCGACGCGATCTCACGCGCAAGATGCAAAGCGCGATTGCAAAGCGCGCGCGCCGCGCAACGGACGCCGAAGCGTTCGCAGCGCACGAAATGCGCGCCCGGATCGACGCGGAGTCGCGCGAGAGCGCACTGCGCGCGCAGATCGAGCAGATGCAGCGCGGTGGCACGCCGCCTGCGAGCACTGCCGCAGCGCCAGCAGCAAAACCGAAGCCCGAACGCTCGAAGTTCGCCACCGATGGCGAGTACCTCGACGCCCTGGTCGCGCACGGCGTCGACCAGGAAATGGCGAAGCGCGATGCGAAAGCCGCAGAGGACGCGGAGCGCAAGCGCGTCGAAGATCTGCGCGCCCAGATCAGCGAGCGCGTCGCGAAAGCGATCGAGCTCGTCGAGGATTTCGTGGATGTGACCGAAAGTGCGGATGTGCCGATCCCCCCGGCGATCGTGGGCGCGATGGAAGAGACGCCAATGGTCGCGGAGATCGCGTACTTCTTCGCAAAGAACCCGGAAGTGCTTGATTCCTTAGGGAAAATGTCGCCCCGCGCGCAGCTAGTTGAATTCGGGAAAATTCTGAGTAAACTTACGCCATTCGCTGAACGTGGGAACAGCAAGGCAAACGGCAGCGAAACGCAGCACGGCAACGGCGCAGCAGCGCCGACGAGCACCAAGCAGAACGGCGCGAGCGCGCCGACTGAATCGAACGCAGCCACGGCTGCGACCACGGCCCGCAGAGCGGCCCCTGTGATCCGGCCCGTCGAATCGACGGTAAGCGCGAGCGCAGGCGATGTCGATGCAGCTTCGATGGACGTCCGGCAGCACATCGCGGACTTTCACCGTCGCAATGGAGTCGACCTAGCCAGGCGCCAGCGTCACTAAAGATCGCGAGCGGCACGCTCAGAGCGGAAAACCTCGATTCCTATGCGCCTGACGGCGCTTATGTGAGGCTGCTTTGGCGAACCAGCTGCTTACGATCTCGATGATCACGAATCGGGCACTCCCGGTGCTCGCGAATCTGTGCGTCGTCACCGACAAGTTCAATCGGCAATACGACAAGGAATTCGGCCAGAAGGGGCGCAAGATCGGCGCGACGTGCAATGTGCGCGTGCCGCCCCGCTACTTGGGCACGTTCGGCCCGGCGCTGAACGTCGAGCCCAGCGCCGAGCAGTACTTCCCAGTGTCGATCCTGTACCAGTTCCACGTCGACATCCAATTCAACACGATCAACATGCTGCTCGACATCGACGAATTCGAGGAGCGCTTCTTGCACCCCGCGTGCGTCGCGGTGGGCAACCGGATCGACAATGACGGCGCATACTTCGCGATGCAAAACACCGCGAACCGCCAGGGGACGCCAGGCGTTGTGCCCGGCTCGTTCAAGGTGTTCTCGGACGCGCGCGCGATCCTCGCAAGCGAAGGGATGCCCAAGGGCCTGACGCCCTGCGCGATCCTGCACCCGCTGGCTTCGAGCGCGATGGCCGATTCGCTGAAGGGCCTCTTCAACCCGCAAGCGAAGATCAGCGAGCTCTACGAAGAGGGCATGGTCGCCGCGAAGACCGCGGGCGCCGACTGGTTCGAAGATCCGAATATCGCGACCTACACGCTGGGCACGTTGACGGGCTCTCCGGTGCTGGCGGGTATCACCACGGCGGTGGGTGGCTCGGCGATCCTCACGAGCGGCTTCGCGCAAAGCGGCGTGCTCAACCTCTCGGGCCTCACGAACACCGCAGCGCAGTGCTATGTGGGCGACACGATCCAGATCGCTGGCGTGTACCCCGCGAACCCGCAAAACCGCGCGCGTTACGGCAACTCGCTCGAGCAGTTCGTCGTGCTGCCCCCGGGCGGCTACGCGCAGATGACGGGCACCGCTGCGCCAGGCGGCCCGCAGTTCGCCGCCGCGACACTCGCCGCAGGCACGTTCAACGCGACGACGGGCCTCTACACGTCGAGCGGCACGGGCACGCTTGCACTCACCGTGGGCGGCTGCGTGATCACGGGCGGCCAGTTCCAGAACGTCGCGACGACCTCGGCGTGGACCGGCACCCCGGCCGTCACGATCAATGGCGGGACGGCAAGCGGCACACTCTCGACCGAGAACCTGTACTTTCACCGCGATGCGTACGCTCTTGCGTTCGTCGATCTGCCGCTGCCACGCACCGCAGTCGAGGCGAGCCGCGCATACGACGAGGATCTCGGGATCGCGATCCGTATCGCAACGCAATACACGATCAACAACGACGCGGAACCGACCCGGATGGATGTGGCCTACGGCTTCGCTTCGCTGTACCGATCCCTCGGCGTGCGCGTCTCCGGCTGATTTCGTCGACCTAGCGTAAAGGAACCCTCAACATGCCATCAGTCACGAACGTCGACGGCACCAACCCCGGCCCGAATATTGGCATCCTGCCCGATACCGTACAGTCCCCGGTCGGCAATCTCTGGAAGGTCGGCACGTTCGCGATCTCGATCACGCCCTCGGCCCTGGCGACCGGCCCATCGGTTGCCGAGCAGACCTTCTCCGCAACCGGGATCGGACTGCTCACGACCGATCGCGTGCTCGTCAACTACCCGGGCGCGCAGACCGCGGCGGTGGCAATGGCCTCGGCGCGCGTGAGCGCAGCCGATACGCTCGCGATCACGTTCGTCGCGACAGCGGGCACGCCCACCCCCGCATCGGGGTCGTATTATGTGAGCGTGTTCCGCATTCAGCCGAACTGGACCGCCCCGGCGACGGGCAACCAGCTCGACTGGTAAGGGAGCCGCCCCATGCCAACCGGAACCCGCGCTGGCCTCGGGAACGAGACGTTCGATGTCATCATCAACGTGCTGTGCACGTTCCCGACGCTCGGCGCCAATGCGAGCGGCACGAATACGCAAAGCGTGCCGGGCACCCAGGTAGGCGATGTATATTCGTGGAACATGCAGTCGCCCCCTGCGCACCTCGTGCTCGACAATGTATACGTGAGCGCGCCAGGCACGATCACGACGCTCTGGAGTTCGGACAGCACGGGCATATCGACTTCCACGGTCACGGTGCTATTCGAAGTGATCCGACCAGAGAACGCTTCGCAGGGCATCAGTGCGCTGCCGAACAACGTGCTTTGAGCGCGTGACGCCTTGATCCTCTCGCGCAATTCCTCGATCGCCGACTCGTATTACGAGCTCGTCAAAGAGGGGCGCGTCTTCTCGGCGTACTTCGGCGTCACGGCGCTGCCCATCTTCACGAACACCGCGCAAGGCCCGCTGCTGTGGAACAACACCGGCCCCGGCGGCGGCGGGACGACGCCGCGCGTCATGGCGGTGATCCTGGGCCTCGGGGCCGGGTTCACGACGGCGCCCGGCGGGGTCGGGGATCTTGGCATCGCGGTGGGCACCGGCCAATCGAGCGCGCCCACGAGCACGACGGGCGTCTCGGGCACGACGAACCTGCGCGCGGACCTGGCTGCGGCCAAGCCCCTGTGCAACGTCTATAACGCAGGCACGATCACCGCGGCGGCCACGGGGCTCATCATCACGCACGACGTCGGCACGGCTGCATCCCAGGCGGGAAACATCCTCGTGCCGCTCGACGGGCTCGTGCAAGTGCCACCCGGTTCGTGGTGCAGCATCGCGGGCTCGGCAGCAATCGCCTCGATGGTCGCGAACATTTCGCTCATCTTCGCCGAGATCCCGTACTAGGCGAGCGCGCGTCATGCCCACGATGCCGAACGTCGTCGGGCTCGAATGGCAGGCCGCGCTGGGCGCCCTCTCGAGCGCCGGAGTGCGACTCACCCCGTTCGGGTACTTTCAGAGCGATCCGGTAGCCGTGGCGTGGCAAAAGAGCGCCGCGGTGAAGCCCAATTTCGTGATCTCGCAAGTGCCAACGAGCGGAACGACGGGCGTCGTGCCAAACTCCGCGATGACGCTCACCGTGAGCGCGCCGCCCGTCGCAGTCGCCTACCCGGGCGGCGGCACGAACAGCGATACGTAGGGGCATGCAGCCATGACGATCGGCACGACAAACACGCTCAACCTGATCCAGGGGGCGCTGCGGCGCATCAACTCCTACCAAAGTGGCGATCCGATCGCAACGCCCGACGCTGCCGATTGCCTCGACACCTTAAATGATCTGCTGGATTCGCTCTCGACGAGCGAGGCGTACGTCTTTGGCGTCGTCGACAACGTGCTCGCATGGACTGCGGGCAAGAACACGTACAGCGTCGGCAATCCCGTGTGCACGCTGCTGGGCAGCGCCGCGTTTACGGGCACGCTCACGGGCGGCTCGCCCACGATCACGAGCGTGACGAACATGCCTGCGAATCTCGTCGCTGGCGCAACTGCCGCGTACCTCGTCGGGAGCGGCTCGATCGTGACCGACAGCAGCGCCGTGATTCCGCCCAACACGACGGTGCTCGCATTCAACGCGATCGCGCAAACCGTGACGATGAGCGCGAACGCGACATCGACGCCCAGCGGCACATCGACGATCACGTACACCGTCCCGGGCGACTTCCCGATCCTGCGCCCGCTGAAGATCGCGACGGGTTACACGCGCTTCAACAACCTCGATTTCACGCTCGACGTTGCAGAGACGCAGCAGCAATACAACGAGATCCTGTACAAGGCGCAGCCCGGACCATGGCCGACGGTGGCGTGGTATGACATGCAGTTTCCGTACGGCACGCTCAAGGCGTATCAGACGCCGGGCAACGGGGCGGAACTGCACCTCTTCACGAACACGATTCTCGCGAACCTCACACTGAGCCAGGTGCTCGTGATGCCGCAGGGCTACGCGCGCATGTTCAAATGGCTGCTCGCGCGCGAGATCTGGACCGAATTCATGGGCGCGACGCCGCTGCCCGCGCTCATCAACCAGATGGCGAACGAGGCGGCGAACTTCGTCAAGGCGCAAAACGCGAAACCGCAGAAGGTCGCGCGCTACGATCGCGAGCTCATGCGCGGGAATCGGCCTGACGGATCCTGGATAACCCACGGCGGCATGCGCTAGGCGATGGGCAACAACGGGCCGCTGGCGATCTTCGGAGACTTCGGCCTCGTCGGTGGGCAGGACGTCGCGCCCGATCCGCAGCAAAACGCGCAGATCTGCATCAACTTCTATCCCGAAGTCGATCAGAAGAATCCCAAGGAAGTGGTTGCGCTGCTGGGTACGCCCGGGCTCACGCAACTCGTCGCGGCGCCGGGCGGCGGCGCGCCGGGCTTCTCATCGACGATGACGCAATGGCCCCTGCCGTCGAGCGTAACCAATCTGCCGGTGCGAGGCTGCTGGGTATTGCCAGGCGGCACGACGGCGCTCGTCGTGATCGGCGCGACGCTGTACCTGATGACGATCGTGACGCCCGCGAACGCGACCTCGTTCCCGACGTTCGCGCTCACGGCGGTCGGCACGCTGCTCACGTCGAGCGGCGTCGTCTCGATCGCCGATGACAATGGCGTGGGCTTTGGCGTCTCGGGCACGATCGTCGGCCTCGCGGTGCTCGTCGATGGCACGTACGGCTACACGTACAACTACCTCACGAACACGTTCGCGCAGATCACGGATCCGAACTTCCATGCCGCAGATCGCGTGTTCACGATCGACGGGTGGTTCATCTTCAACTGGAGCGGCACGCAGGCATTCTTCATGCCGACGCAGCAATACAGCGTTACGTTCGGGAGTTACTACGCCCTGAAGGATGCGAGCTCGGATAATCTCGTCACGATCGGAGAAGTCAAGGAGCAACTCTGGCTCGTGGGCGAGCGCACGACCGAGATCTGGTACGACCAGGGCGGCCAATACTTCCCGTTCGCGCGCCTCGTGGGCACCGTGCTGCAATACGGATGCAAGGCGACGCACTCGATTGCGAAGTTCAGTAGCGGCGGGCAGGACGGCCTCATCTGGTACGGGCGCTCGGAGCGCGGCGAAAACACGATCGTTCGCACGCACGGCTTCTCGGCGACCGAAGTGAGCGATGCGGCGTTCGGCGACGAAGTGGCGACCTACCCCATTACGTCGGATGCGATCGGCTACACGTATCAAGAGGACACGCATCAGTTCTACGTGCTCACGTTCCCGACCGCCGACGTGACATGGGTCTACGACTCGCAAAGCGGGATGCTGCACAAGCGCCCGTCCTACGACCCGTATGCGCAACTCTTTCATCGGCACCGCTCGAATTGCTTCATGAATTTCCAGGGCCTGCGGATCGTGGGCGACTACCAGAACGGGGCGCTCTACCAGCTCACGCGCAGCGCGTACACCGATGCCGGGTGGCCGATCCTCGCGCAGCGCCGCTCGCCGCACGTCTGGGACAAGGGACAGCGCGGGCGCGTCGCGATGTATTCGCTCCAGGCCGACTGGTACCCGGGAGTCGGGAACGCGAGCGGCATGGGCTCCAACCCGCAATGCACGCTGCGGATCTCGCGCGACGCCGGGCGCACGTTCGGCCAGGGCTACAACGCGCCGATGGGCGCGATCGGCGCGACGCGCACTCGTACGATGTGGCGGCGCCTGGGAGTCGCCCGCGATGCGGTATTCGATCTGCAAGTGATCGACCCCGTGCGCCGGGATCTCATCGGCTGCACTCTGAAGGCGATCTCCGGTGCCTAGCGGACCACGCCCCAGCCCGGGCCCGGCGCGCCATCCGCCGAGCGTGCAGAATACGACCGTCGTCACGGGCGCGAGCCTGCCGCAGATCATTCCGCCATCGAGTCTGCCGCTTGCGCGCGCGGATTCGAATGGCGACCTGATCATCGACCCGACGTGGTACCTGTACTTCTACAACATCAACCGCACGGTGCTCACGACGGGCGGCACGCCGCCGACGATCGTGGGGACCGTGCTCTCGCAGTTGCCCGTGACGCCGATCATGCTCGACGACGGCGGGGGCGGCGAAGACCAGATGTCGTTCCCGATCCCGAGCCCGCCGGGGCCTCCCGGGCCGACCGGCGCGACGGGTGCAGCGGGCCCTGCCGGGCCTGCGTACTTCATGGAGGCCGAGCCGGGCGATGCTGGGGAAGCGGGGCCGCCCGGACTGCCAGGGGCCGCTGGCGCCCCGGGAACCCCAGGCGCGCAGGGCCTGCCCGGCCTTTCGCTCATCATCGACGGGTTGGACGGCGAGGACGCGATGCCGCTCCCCGGCCCTGCGGGGCCAGCTGGGCAGACCGGCGCCAGCGGCCCGGCGGGCCCCGCAATCTACCTGGAGGCTGAGCAGGGCGAAAGCGGCGATACCGGGCCCCCCGGAAACCAGGGGCCCACAGGGCCGCAGGGAACGACCGGAGCGCAGGGCCCGGTCGGGCCACCCGTTTACCTGGAGGCCGAACCCGGGGATCCTGGCGACATTGGCCCGCAAGGCATGCAGGGCTTGGCTGGCGTGACCGGAGCGCAGGGTCCGGCCGGTCCCGCGATCTTCCTGGAGGCCGAGCCCGCAGAAGACCCCATGCTCGGGATCCCCGGGAATGCCGGAGTCCAAGGGCTCACGGGCGCGCAGGGGCCCATGGGTGCCGCGGTATTCATCGAAGCAGAGGCCGCTGAAGAGCCCATGATCATCCCGGGCCCGCAGGGCGCGCAGGGCGTGGCGGGCGGCGGCGCGAACTTGGGGCTCATCCTCGTCTTTGCGGGGCTCGCGACGGGAGCGGCGTAAATGGCAGCGAACACGAACCCGATCTTCCCGCTGACCCCGGTCCTGGCGCACGTACTCGTGGGCTCCTCAGCGCTCACGAGCCGCGCGCAGATCACGGGCACGACGGGCCTCACGCTCGTGCACGCAGCGGGCACGAACGGCACGCGATACGATTGGCTGATCCTGAAGGGAACCGGGACGACGGTCGCTGGCGTGCTTGACATCTGGATCTACGACGGCACAAATTCGCTCATTTTCCAGTCGGTGACGATTCCCGTCGTGACGCCCAGCACGATAGTCGATTCATACTTCAATCAGGTCGCGCTTAATCCGTTGATCCTGCCCACCGGGTACAGCATCTACTGCTCCAGCCAGGTCGCCTCGCAACTCGTGAACGTCGCCGTGCAGGGCGGGAGCTACTGAGCGATGCAACCGCAAAGCGGCTTCAACTACGCGCCGAGCGGCCAGTTCTTCGGCAGCGTGCTGCTGCCCTTCTACGTGCCGGGCACGTACACATTCACCGTCCCCGCGGACGTCACGCAGATCCGCGCCTGGGTGCTAGGCGCTGGCGGGAGCGGCGCGGTAGGCGTTGGCGGCAGTGGCTCGTATGGTACGGGCGGCGGGGGCGGCGCATTTTGCCTTGGCATCATCCCCGTGCAGCCCGGCGCGTCGATGCCGCTCGTCGTCGGCGCTGGGGGTGCAGCGAAGGCC